GCTGCCATGCTTCTCGGCAAAAGGATCGCCAAAGTCCATATCGGCGGTGCGGACATAGGATTCGTAGTCAACTCCGGCATCTTGGTAGTCGGCAATTGTGACCTGTGCCGGGGTCTTGTATCCACTGTACTTTTGGATCTGTCCCGTGGTGGACTTCTTCATCAGCCGAAGCCCTTCGTCTTGGAAATTGGTCAAAGCAAACTGCATTACATTCGGAGTCCAAGTCCCCTCAAATGCCCCCAGTACCGTGTTGTACACAATGATGGTATCGTTAAAATCGTTTGATGCTGTCGGCACGGCAAGGAAGTAGCGGTTGTCGTAGAAAGCCGCCGTGCAGATCCCAATCTCGGCCACGTTGATTTCCTGAATCACATCCTTGACAACCTCTGACAATGGCAGACCTACCGAGGTGAAATCGTCCGCCGCAGACCGGACCAGCGAGCGGATGCCGTCATCGGAAAGGAAGAAGATGTCGGAATTGACCTGTACGGCGGAACCTTCCGCCACGCAGCCGGTGTTATTGGAGATAAGCTGGATCACCCAATCCGCCGCGCTGGTCATATCGGGAGGAATTGTAACTTGGAATATGCGCCGTTTCTTGAAGACGATGATGCGGTTCTCGTAATATGGAACGATGGCGGTGATCTCATCTCCGTCATCGGCGTTTACGATGACCGAGTTTGCCGCATCCCAAATGGAGGCATCCAGAATGTCGGAAGCATAAAGCGTGTTTCGGTTGGCTGCTGATCCGACTCCAAAAAGGCGGTTGCCGGTGTTGATTAAAATTCTTAGATTAAGCGGAGGCGGACTAACCGTGGCGGTTGCGGTTGCGCCAGAGCCATTTCCAATAATGGTTACGGTCGGTGCGCTGGAATAGCCAGACCCGCCATCCACCACGGTTACACCTGTGACGGCTCCACCAGCTACTTGCGTAATCAGGGTTGGAAGCGTGCCACCCCAATCCGGCCCGGTAACGATGGCCGTTGCGCTGGTGTAGCCTGTTCCGCCTGTCGAGATGGTGATAGCCCTAACCTTGCCGCCCTGCCTTGTGGCAATGTCGCCGTCGTAATAATAAAGAGGTCCGTCGGCATCGGCCAGATACATCTTGTCGTTGAACTGCGCCATGCTGACCTTGGTATCGAAAGTTGTTGAAAATCCGTCAGCCCATTGTTGTGCGTCATTGTCCCATGTGCTGTTGGTGTTGTTCCAAATCTCGTCGGCTGGATGCAAGGTGGCGCTCCCGTTGGAGTTGATGCTGTATAGCCGCCCTTGCGTTACGCTGACAAGATCCTCGTATTGCGCTGTATCAAAATACCGCATTCCTCCAATCGACCCCTCTTGGCTGGTCGCCGTGGTGTTGAAGTTGACCAACCCACGCCGGGTCTCAAGGCTCCCCTTGGGCGACAGGGTCATATTGACCAACTGCTGAACTTGGTTCTCAGCAAGCAGGTCTGATTGCAGGCCGCTGGCCTGACCACCCGCAAAACTGCGGATGCCGTCAAACGCCAGAAGGTCGTCTAAATTATCGCTATAATAAGGAATAACAACCTCCTTTTAGGAAGCGGTGATTTCTTCAGTGGAGAGATCGCCCAAGCTGGACGGAGTAATCTGCTTGATCCCACCAACCTGACTCAGTTCGTAGTTAGCCATCGCCGCAAGGTCGGCATTGGCTGTCTGAACGACCGACTGCGCCTTTGCATACTGGCGCTCACGCTCGAGCGCGTCCGCATGGGTCAGGGAAAGAACGACCTGATGGACGTGCGGAAGACGAAGCTCGTCATCCAACGCCTGCGTGGTCGGAGGGAAGTCCACAATGATGTTGGTGCGGGTTAGGCACTTCAGCTTCTCCACCACCCGCAGGCTTATCGTCCCAGCAGTCTCCAGTCGCGGATACAGATCAAGCTGTGCAATTCCGCTCGTATTGCGGCCAGTAAAGTGATACAACACCGGAGTACCCGTGCGGGTGTCTTCGAGCAGATCAGCGTCTTGGCTGATGATGGTGGCAAGATCGATGGGTTCAACTTCGGATTGGTCATAGGATACGGAGAGCGGTGTCTCCACGTTGGTTCCAAGGGTGATAGTGCGGTTAGTTCCGACAGAATAGGTGGAACTGGTTACAGTCTCGCGCCAAGGGGCAAAGTTCCAGACCCGGCGGTAAGCCAAGCTTGCGGCTTTCTGGAGGAAAGTCAGCGTTTCGGAGTCGGTCTTGCCGACCTTCTCACCGGCGTATTGGGCTATTTCAGACAGGGTCATTTACTGGCTCCTCGGGTGCTGGCTCCGGCTCTGGGGCTGGGGCTGGTTCCGGCTCTGGTTCGGGTTGCGGAATGGGTTCGGTGTTGAAGCGCTCATACACCTCGCCATCCACCTCCTCAGTATACGCGCCTGTGACCCTTTCGCCAGCGGGTACGCTCGCCGGGTGGTATGGTTTAATGCCAATCTCGGCAAGCTGTTCCTTGCTCCAGCACCAGAAGATGCTGGCCGGATGGTTGACATCCTCAATGCGGATGCCTTGGGGTTGGCGGATGATGTTATTGGTTGATGTGATCCACATATAGTCTCCTATCTTGCTCTTGCGTATTTGAAGGGTGATTCGGCGAAGGCAGCGAAGATGTAGGTTCCGCCGCTTGCATTATTATCTGCTGATGAATCCCTAAGCTTAACTCCATTTGAATTTATATCCATGACAGAACCAGAAAACTCTGCATTTGATAGATGCGGGAATAAAGCTTTGCCGGAAAGATTGAATGTATCTCTTGCGGTATCAAGAATGTTCCAAGCACCAGTTGTATCATACCTTTTCCATAAAAATAATCTCGGCCTAAACCCGCACCACACAAACGGCCCGTCGCTCGACCCGTTGCCTGTGTAGCTTCCGAACTTGGAGTAGCCTTCGATTTCGGCGAAGCAGTAGGCGATGTAGGTAATTCCATTTGAATTAAGGTTGGCTCCATTTCCAACTGAAAACACGGTTGATGTAGGTGGGACAACAACCGTGTTGTTGCCCCAGCTATTGATAGCTCCAGCAGAATTTCTTGCAGCCGTAGAACTTAAAAATATATAATATCCCCAAGGGCTTGAAGAATCTAAAGAAGCATGACCGACAACCCAATCACCAGTTGTTGATCTTGTTTTTGCAATTATCATTTTTGGGGTTGCGCCCAGCCCATGTCCGATAGTTGCCGCAGACCCATTTCCTGTATAGCTGACAACGCTGAATCCAGCTTGCGGGTTTGCCCTTACAATGCTTGTGGTAGAACCTGCTATGTTGGTGGAGTTGGTTGAGCCTGCATCCCAAGACCAAGCAACATATTGCGTTCCGCTTGTGTTGACCAAGCTGCTTGTGCCAATAGTGAATCCAGCAGAATCAAATGCAGTAAGACCGCTTGAGCTAGTAACTTCAGATCCTGTCGTATTGCTTGAAAGTTGAGCCTGCGCTCCTCGCACAATGTCGTAAAGCGCGTGATCGGTTGTCGTACCGCGATTCTTAATCCACACCAGATCCGGGCTGAAGCCAAGGCTGGAGATGGCATTGGATGCGCCGGTGCCGGTGTAGGCCAAGGCATCCATATACTTGCCTGGCTTCTGGATTGTCGGTTGCGGTAGGTTCTGGGTGCAGAGAGCCTTGAAGCCGGATGGGGCGGTGTAGGCAAATGGGCGTTGGCCGAAGTTGGTAATCCATGTTGCCGCTCCAAATCCAGTATGTTGCGATCCAACTGCAAATAAATATGTTCCACCAACAATACTGCTAAATGCCGCATTTGTCCCCGCAACAGGATCTCCGCTTGCAAACCAAGTCCCGTTTTTACCAAACCAAATCCTCCAATTATCTGCGTCAAATGCCACCATAATAACATCAGTATTGGCTGTTGTGGTTGTTCCGTATGCGGTTGCCGTTCCATTGTTTAACTTATTTCCATCTGGCCTGTATGCGTAACCATTTGCACCCGATCCAACGTAGTTTGAGAGAGAATGATCTGTTCCGACAATTCCGATTGTATGTTGAGTTGAGAACGCAGTTACATTTGCTGGTACTGCCTCAAAATACCACTTACCAGAAGTAATTGCTATTGTGCTTCTGCGTATCCCAATCGTTCCATTTGAGTTTTGCGTAAATTCAAGATTCCCATTGCCAACAAGTGCTATGGAGGAATTTATATCTGTTACATTTAGTGTTGAATAATTTCCTCTTACCTGTCCACCAACCCCGCTATCACTCCCATAATTAGTCGGAGAATCCACAAGACTGTCGTTGCCTGCTCCTGCCGTGACGGAGAAATTATTTGGAGTCCAGTTGTTGCCGTTCCCGCTGGAATCCTTGCCAAGAGTTGTGGAGGTGGTTCCAGAGTTATCCGCAAACTTCAGATAGAACCCGTTAGTCCCGTATGTGCCGTTGTATTCTTTTGCCGCCCACCTGCCTGTGATCGGATCGGTTTGCCCGAAGCTGGATGGGGTTAGGGCTTGGCCGTCGATGAAGTTGATTTCGGTGAGGTAGCCGTCGAAGAAAACGTCGTTAAAATTTGGACGGCGACCAATGTTTACCGGTTGAGATGCGGCGTTTATTTTATTGTTGGTGGCATTTTGCGTCCACATTCCGTTTACGGCGTTGCTAACTACTTGCCTAACACCATTAACATACAGGATAGCTCTATCTGCCGCAGTTGCATTTGGGGTATCCAGCACAGCAACAATGTGATACCATGAAGACGGATCACGAAATACTGCCGATGTTATAATTCCGTAATCCGCTCCAACTCCAGAATAAGAGCCAAGGGCTAGGGTATTGTTTGCAAGAAAATAAATATACGAATCGTCGGAACCCGAATTACATTGTCCAATTAAAGTTTGTGCCACGCCTAAAGTTCCACGCCTTACCCAACCACTCCATGTCCATTTGTTTGCGCTAGTTGGTGAGGCAACATTCGTCCTGTTTAAATATGCACTATCAGCCGAATTGAACCGCAAACTCCGCTCGATCTGGTAGGTGTCGGAGTCGCCCCTAGCCCCAAAGAAGCCGGTCGGATGGACGGGCCAGGGCATAGGGGTTAGGAGAAGTCTTGGCTGGTTACGCCGTAAAGGACGGTGCCGTTGGAAACGAATGCGAGAACGTCAACGTCAGCGGAGCCGGTTGACAGGACTGGTGCGGAGCCGCCAGGAAACTTATAGGCGGTGCTGAAGGAAAGCGTGTTGCTTCCACCAGTACCCTGCGTGACGACCAGCATATAGGTTGCGCCGTCCACGGGATTGGTCGGGGTATTAAGCGTGGAGTTGGTTGTGACCTCAAGCTTGGCAACTTGGTTGGCGGACAGATCCCATGGGATTGTTCCGCTCGTGATGGTCAGGTTGGTGGCATTGAAGTTGTGGGTAGCAGTATATTCCTGCGCCGTGTTGACCACGGCCACGCGGGTCGAGACTGTGGCCGTTCCTGCGCTGATCGTCACATCCCCAGCAAGCGTGGTCGTTAAATTTCCAATCGTCCCGGCAGTGCTGTTAATTGAGCCGCTAAAGGTTCCTCCGGTGATCGTGGCCGTGCTGGAAGTAAGCGACTGGATAGTGCCGCTGGTAATGCTGGCCGCAGTTGAGGTCGTGGTTCCTGCGGTTAGGGTCGGGATGGTGGCCACAGTTGATGTGGTCGTGCCTGCGGTGAGGGTGGGTATCGTGCCGGTCGTGATAGAAGCATTGGTGGAAACAAGACGAGTGCCGGTAGATGTGCCGTAGGAAATGTTATTGATATTGGCGTTGGTGTAGGTGCCGATTGTAAGTCCATCCTCAAACAACTCGAAAACAGTAACAGCGCGAGGCGCGTCATTTGCGGTCAGATCCGCATCGGCAATCAATAGCTCATCGCCGGAGCCAACCGAAGTAAGATTGGTCTGGTCGGTGATTAACGCCTGGTAAATGTCCGTGCCGTCAATAAGGTTGTGCAACCCAGCGGCAGTCACCGTGCCGTTGGTGGCAAAGGTCTGGGAACGATTAAATTTAATAGCCATATTAAGCCGTGAACCTCAGTGCGGTCATGTGCAGGGTTCCGGCGGGAACCGTGCCAGCAGTGGTGGTCGGGTTGGTGATGGAGTAGCGAACCACGTTGTTCGCTATGCAATGAAAGCCAATAATCAAGCCGGAAGATCCGGTCGCAGACCCGAGTGAGTTTAGTGTGCCAATAACAATATCGCTATTCTGCGCCCCGGTAAGCGCAACCGTTCCGTTTGTGGTTCCGCCAGCGTTGTAGGCTGAAACCGTGGAAAGCGTGAAAGCCGCAGTTCCGTAGGATGCATTTGTGAGGTTTGGACCAGTAGCCCCAATCTCCAGCGTGCCGACCGTGGCAAGACCGCTATTGTTGATAGTGGTTGAGGCAATCGTGCCTAGCGTGTTTGTGCCAGTAGAAGAGGTAAAGCCAGTAGCAAATGTGGAAACGCCGTTGATTGTGGGGATTGTGGCTGTGCTGATTGTTGCTGTGCTAATTGTAGCCGTTCCAATCGTTGCCGTACCAGTAGAGGATGTGATGTTTGATCCGAAAGTGATTGCCCCAAGCTGAAGCGGGATCGTCGCCGTGCTAATAGAGGCTGTCGAGATGGTGGCTGTGGAAAGAGTTACGGAAGGGATGGTGGCCGTGCTGATTGTCGCCGTGCCAACGGAAAGAGTACCGATGGTGGCGGTTCCAGTGGATGCGGTTAGGCTGGTGCCGAAGGTGACAATGCCGGAAAGAAGGCTGGTTCCATCCACCGACAAAGAGCCGGTGCTTTGCACGCCGGTGGTGGAAAGGCTTAGAGCCGAGGAGGTATTGTCGCCATCAGTAATGACTTGGAGATTGCCATCAACGCCACCAAGCCCAAAGGTCTTAAGAAGCTGCGGATAGCTGGTCGAGATATTCTGTGTACCTAAAGTGGGCATTTATCCTCCGTGGGTGAGCCGGGAGCGGATCGCATCCCAAACCACACTGACTATAGCACCTATGGAGCCTGCCACAAGGAGCATCTTGGTTTTAAGGTGTTCCAGGGAAGTCACCCTATTGGACAGGTCGCCAAAGCTGGATAGGGAGCGTTCCACCATCCCGATCAGGGTAACCTGACGTTCTTCCATCCGGGCAAGACGCTCGGACATTGACCCGAACTTTTCACGAAGGTCATGGATCTCATCAAGACTCACGACCCTTACCCTCCAGATACTTTAGCGCAACGGCCAGATGCACGACAGCGTCCACAATCTCGTCCCGATCCCGACCTTCCTCCACAATACGCTTGATCGAGCGGTTGACGGATAGCAGGTGCTTCACCTTCCCTATGTACTTCGTTTCCCTCGCCACCGTGTTGTTCTCCCCGGCAAACCTCAACGCCTCCTTGAAACAGGCGTACTCCTTTTGCGTCATCAAGAAACGCAAACTCAAATTGGTGAGCCAGATGGCGAGGGTTTTCCACATGGACTAGATCCCTTCCCCAAAAAACACACCCTCATCTTGCGTGAGGGGGGCCGTTTCGCCGAAGCTACTGCGGGTTTTCAAATTCATATCCCCTCCGGCACGGGCGGGGCGACAAACTGGACGGCATCGGCCTCGTCTCTTGTTGATGCCAATAGCCTCGCCTTGTAGTCGTGGTAGGCCGTGCGGAGGTTTGCAATGAAAGCCCTGCCATCCTCCACCTGCTCTGCATCAATCACGCCAAGGGCGGCGTTGCGTTGCCAGATTTCATCGTAGCCAGCCTCGGTGATCTTGGCGGTAATTAGCTCACGGATGCGGGAAAGGTTTTCCTCGTGGGCTTCCTTGACGGTGCGGGTGTCGGTGAAGGTGCGGGAGCCGTCTAGGTGTTTGTGAAATGTTTTTGTTCCCATATTTTTAGGCGTATTGAAATGCCACATGAGTTATTCCAGATGCGTCATATAAAAATGTCTCGTGAGTTGTCTGGTTGTATGTGGTTGCTGTGTAATAAGGGCTTTGTCCACTTCCAACAACTCCACCTGACCCTCCATATATGCCTGCACCAATGGTTCCACCTGCTTGGTTGAATCCATTAAAAGACCCACCGGCGGTTTCTTGTGTGAATGAGTAAAAATAATATCCCCTTTTAACATCTGTTGCAGATACGCTTACGGAAATGTCCGTATTGCCGGTTGTGCCGCTGGTTTGTGTTCCGCCAACGATTAGTGTTGATGGAATCCCAGCTTCGGAACATTCCCATAAAGCAAGATGAACATTGATGGCTGATGCTGGTGCCACGACAAGACGGCATCCAAGCGTATCAATCGTTCCGTCATCAGGAAAAAAACCTAGTCCGAACTGCCTTCTGCGTGCGGCTGGAGCTTGAGACCCTAAACCCCCACCAGTACCAAGGGCAGAAATAACAGGCTTTAGCCATGTAGTATTTGATGCCTTAAACTTTGGATATAGCGGCAATTCGCCAAAATTTGCATCGCTGAACAACGCTCTCGTATTCTTTCCCGCCGGCGGAGCGGGAACCAATCCCGCTGTGCCTGCGACTGAACTGGTCGCACCAACCATGTTGCTCGCCGCACTCCCGCCGCCGCCGAAGAAGCCCATAAACTAACCCTGCACTCCGATGACTCTGGCAGTTCCAGCAGAAGTAATCGCCGCTATCGCGCCGGTGGGGATGAATGATCCCTCCCAAGTAATGCCCTGACCAGCGGTAAGCTGGATGTCTTCAGTCGCGCTGGCCGTTCCGTTGGTGTCAATAAACACTGTTCCACTTGTGCATTGCACCAGAAGATAGTTGCGGGTGGAGTTGGTGGCGAACAAGGTTCCGTTGGTCGTTCCAGCAGTCAGAGTTCCGGTGCTGGTCGTGCCACGAATGGGCGGAATGCCATCGGCCACATCCGCCTGAAGCGTGGTAAGCAACGCCTCAATCTCGGTGAGATTGGCGTTAATCGACATGGTCCCGCCGGAAAGCGGTCCCAAGCTCTCAATAATCGTGTTCCACTGGCGGCCCATTATTTTGTCTCCATTGCGTCAACTGCGCTCTGCATCGTTGGGGTAT